ACAATTACTACAGCAACATTATCGCACATGGTTGAGCCGTACGGTCGTAGTTTAGTTATTGTTCCTAACAAATCACTAGTTGAACAAACTGAAGAAGACTATATCAATTGCGGGCTTGACGTTGGAGTGTACTTTGGCGACAGAAAGAACCTAGGTAAGACTCACACTATTTGCACTTGGCAGAGTTTGAATATTCTTGACAAGAAGAACAAGGACGGCAGCGCAGTGTTAAGTCTTGCAGAGTTCCTTGAAGGTGTAACCGCTGTTATTGTTGATGAATGCCACCAAGCCAAAGCAGAAGTGCTAAAGAACTTGCTTACACGCAACTTGCGTAACGCTCCTATTCGCTGGGGACTAACTGGTACAGTACCTAAAGAAAAGTTTGAGTTTGAAAGTATTCATGCTAGTCTTGGTCCAGTGATTGGAAGTATCACTGCTAAGTCATTACAAGATCAGGGTGTACTATCTAAGTGTCATGTTAATGTATGTCAACTAATTGATGTCGTTGCACACAGTGATTATCAGAGCGAATTAAAATATTTAACATCAGACACAGCTAGACTACAATACATTGCTAAGATGATGAACAAGGTATCACAAACAGGTAACACACTAATTCTAGTAGACAGGATTAGTGCAGGCGAAACTCTTCGAGACTTAATGCCTGGCAGTACTTTTGTAAGTGGTGCTGTAAAAGTTAAAGACAGGAAAGAAACTTATGATACAATTCGTGAAGGAACAAATGAAGTCATTATCGCAACCTACGGAGTTGCATCGGTGGGACTTAATATTCCTCGTATTTTTAATCTTGTTCTTCTTGAACCTGGCAAAAGTTTTGTAAGGGTAATCCAAAGTATTGGTAGAGGCGTTCGTAAGGCAAAAGACAAAGACTTCGTACAAATATGGGACTTGACATCAACATGCAAGTTTGCGAAGCGGCACTTGACTCAGCGTAAGAAGTTTTATGCCGAAGCACAGTATCCTTATACAATTGAAAAAATTGACTGGAATTAAATGAAAATATTAACATTAGATAACGAATGCTTTATGCTTAACAATCTTCCTGATGAGCTCGACGAAGATGTACGCTTTAGTGTATTAGACAATAGTGATCCTAAAGATCCAGATTTCTTTTTTGTACCACTTATCTTTCTAGAATCATTTAGCGCTCCTGCTATTGTATTAGAAATTAACGGACACGAAGTAATGATGCCAGTCGATTGGCATATTGCAGTAGGCGATGCTCAAAGTGGTAACGACTTAGAAGTACTACCACTAACTAGTATTAATGATAGAGGGTTTGAAGTATTTCTTTTTAATCCTTTAAAAAGTTTCAAATTTGACTTTGGTACATTAAAAGTTGTAAATTTTTACAATGATGTAAAGTGGTACTTTCCTAAAATGAAAAACGGACAACTACTAAGTGTTCCTATTACGGATGGCAAGAATCCATTGTGTGCATTTTTTGTAAAAGATATTAGTAGACAAAGTGAAACAATAGATTTTACTATGCTAATGTAAGGAAACAATATGAGTATTAAATCAGGAAAAATTTGGGGATCAACAGAGTTGATTCACGCTAACGGTGTACTAGAGTTTCATCGTATCAAGTTCAAAGCAGGATATAAATGTTCAGAGCATGAACACGAATTTAAATGGAACGGGTTCTTTGTAGAGTCGGGCAAGATGATTGTGCGTGTTTGGCACAACGATCAAGGATTAATTGATGAAACTATTCTTGAAGCAGGCGACTTTACACAAGTTAAACCAGGTAAGATTCATCAGTTCGAAGGTGTTGAAGACGGAGTAGCATTTGAGTTGTATTGGGCAGAGTTTAATCACAATGACATCAAGCGACGCTCATCAGGAACAGCAGTTGGCTAGGATGATACCCGGTGAAGCATTGATATATGAGCGGAACGACAACGTTGTGTATGCTCGTTATCGAGATGCTCCTCACAATAAAATTCCCCGTTGGATCATCGGCGGTGACCCTGCTGGTATTGCAAGAGCACAGGGCGATCTGTTGTGTTATCAAGAATGGCAAGAGCTGTGCGAACTAAGTTTAACATATCCAACTATAAAAAAACTATTAGATAAGTTGGTAGTAACTTATTATACAGTGAAGGAAAACAAATGAGATTAGTTGCATTTGGTTGTAGTAATACTTACGGGCAAGCATTGCCTAATACTACAAAGATTTTGAAAAAGTAATTGATGATATCGTTTGGTATTCATTTGACAAATTTAATTAATTAGTGTAAAATATAAACATGAGTGATAAGAAACTTCCAACTAAAGACATACTTGCAGCAGTTGACATGAACGCAAAAAGCGTTTGGAAAGAATTGTCTGATGAAGAAAAGAAGCAAGTTAGCTTTTGGTTGCTAAACAGATATGTAAGTGCTGTACAAGGTAATAGAGAAGCACAAGAGCTTGCTGTGTTTAAAACTAATGAATATTATAACAAACACTTTAACGACATTGGCGTTGGCAAAGAGAACGGACATCAACATCTAATGTGGCAGCTATTGTGTGCAAGTGGAGCAACAGGTAAGATCGAATACCATCCTTATATTGGCTTTAAGAAAAAAGAAGCCGGTAACAACGCAGCAATTAAATTGTTATCTCAAGTATATCCTAATATGAAAATGAAAGAGGTAGAACAACTTGCTGGAATATCTACAAAAAAAGAACTTAAACAACTCGCAGAAGATTACGACATTGATATCAAGCTCTGAGAAACCATACGTTTGCGAATATTGCAGAACAGGATATAGCCGTGAGAAAACTCTCATAGTACATATGTGTGAGCAAAAACGTAGAGCTTTACAAAAGGGCGAGAAGCGAGTACAGTTAGGTTACATTGCATTTAATCAATTCTATAAATTAAGTGCTGGGTCAAAGAAAGATAAAACATACGAAGAGTTTTGCAAGAGCAGTTACTATAATGCATTTGTAAAGTTTGGTAGTTTTGTATCAAATGTAAAACCGTTATATCCTGAGAAGTATATCAATTATGTAGTAACGTCAGGGGTTAAACTTGACCAATGGTGCAGAGAAGAAATGTATGAAGCATATGCAGTTGAGCTAATTAAAAAAGAAGGTGTTGAAACTGCCCTAGAGCGCAGCGTTAATACTATGGTTGAATGGGCTACTGAAAACAACAGCGTGTGGAATCATTATTTTAACTATGTAAGTTTGAACAAGGCAGTGTGGAATATTAGAGACGGAAAGATTAGTCCGTGGTTGGTTCTTAATTGTAAGAGCGGAAAAGAATTATTAGGTAAGTTTAATGACGAACAATTAAGTATGATATATAATATTGTTGATCCGCAGCATTGGGCTATGCGATTTAAGAAACAACCCACTGATGTACAACTTGTTAAAGATGTAGCTAAGGAAAGTAATTTGTGAAAATTTTAATATTTGGATTGCCCGGAAGCGGTAAGAGTACACTAGCAGAACCGTTTGCTAAACTAGTAGGCGGCATATGGCTTAATGCAGATGCAGTACGCAAATAACAAAACAAAATTATTTGCGTTGGCACGGCGCAAAGTGCAAGGAGGCGTAAATGGATATTGATATAGACTTTGCTGACAGAACAATTGTGCTTGCACAACTCAAGCACCGTGTTGCTAAACTTGACTCAGACAAGAAGCATAACACAGGAGTCTATGCAACTGAAATTCCACACAACCCTGTAGACAACTTAGCCACCGTTGACTACAAGACTGCTGAAGAACGTGGCTACTTTAAACTAGACTTTCTAAACGTCAGCATCTATAAAGATGTTAGAGACGAAACACATTTAACAGAATTAATGGAGAAGGAACCACTATGGCAACTATTGGAGCACGAGGACTTCAGCGAAAAAGTATTTCATCTGAACGGGCACGGCGCACTATTGAAGCAATTGAAACCTACATCGGTATCACAGTTAGCAGCGACGCTGGCGATCATTCGTCCAGCCAAGAGACATCTAGCGAACGAAAGCTGGGAAAAGATAATGCAGGGAGTTTGGACTAAGCCGACCAACGGCGAGTATTACTTTAAGAAGGCCCACGGTATTGCCTACGCAGCAGCTTGTGTTGTACACATGAATTTAATATGCGAACAGTTGTCTACCTAACTTTGCGTATCAGCTGTACACTTTTACGTTTGATACGTTTAAAATTTAGATCGTTTAGATTAACACACGGTCCTATTGTTACTCTAACATCCTTGCTGTTCATAGTCATCATTGCATAACTAAATGCCTGCATTTCTTTTATTAGGAAAATGTTTATAGGCAGCATCCTATTTGACTCCCACCACCAAACATTGCCCATTTCTAAAAATGCTTCCTTCTCTAAGTTAGTCTTTAACGAGGTGAATATATACATGCTGGTTATATATGCATCTTGATTTGCAATGATGCCGACGTACTCGTTGCCACCATAAGTGACTACGCTGATAAAGGGGAAGTTGTTTTCAATATCTTTTAATAACATATTTCTCGATAAATACTAGATGCAATTAACACCTAGATATTTAGTCAATAACAGAACGACCATTATTACTAATGACGCAGGATTCATTACGGAGTACAGACCAGTGTATCAAAGACATATAAACGTATATAGAGGCATTGACAATGTGCTTGATTTTAAAATACTCAATGCTGATCAAAAGCCAATTGACATTACAAACTATACACCCAAGTTCCAAGCGTTTGATGAAAATAGATTATTAGTAATTGAACACAACGGCGAACTTATTACCGGCGACGATAGCGCTCCTACTAGAGGACTATTCAAAGTTACAGTTACTGACAACGATCTATTAAACATTGATCAACAATATCTTTCTTACAACGTACACCTTATAGACAACACCACTAATGTTCCAGTGTTAACTTATTCAAATACTAATTTTGGAATGAACGGAACGATCTATGTAAGTGAAACAGCATTTCCAGGGCCCGCAGCCGCAACTAGCATTATTACTTTTACTGAAGATAATAGTGTATGGAATAGCGAATCAACTAACGCACAGCCAGGTATAAACGGCAACGATGCATTACATACTGCTGTAGTATACACTGACAGTTATATTGGTAATGTAGTTGTCCAAGCTACGTTAGAAAATCAAGTTACCGGCACAACAGTTTGGACAGACATTACAACTATAACACTTGTCGGAACTGAAACAGAACCTACACCTGTAAACTTTAACGGAGTGTTTAGTTTTGTAAGATTCCAAGCATCAGCAGATCCTGCAGATAAAATAACAAAAATTTTAATAAGGAATTAAATGTCTACTCTAGTTATAACTACGTTTTCAGAAGACGGTTACTACTTGTATGGGAAAAAATTAATTGAGACTTGGCAACAGTATTGGCCAGCTAGTGGATACACATTACGAATATATGCTGAGCATAATTTAGTAGTTGACGATCCAAGGATTGAAATAATTAATCTAAATGACGTAAGTCCAAAGTTACTTGCATTTAAAAAAAATTGTAACATTAGTCTTGAATCAGAAACTAACAAAAAGTTAATTCATAAAATAGAAAAGACAGTAAAGTGGTGTCATAAAGTTTATGCAATCGAACATGCATTACACAGCAATCACGATTATCTTATATACTTAGACGGAGACACTTATACTATAAACAATGTCCATCCAGGGGCATTAGAATCATTATCAGAAAAATGTTTGTTTAGTGTACACTTTGAAAGACTAAAAGGTATGGCACACTATGAAACTGGATTACTTATATTCAACAAGCATCATGAACAAATAGGTGACCTAAAAGAACATATTACTAGTGCATACGACACTGGCGAAATATTTGAACTTCCTAAGAGCTGGGACGGTTTTTGGTTTGCTATACTGCACGAGCGTAGAGGATATCAAGTTAGAGATCTTGCTGGCGGAAAATTTAGAGGAGTCTTTACTAATCCAGTTGTAAAGAAGATCCTTGTGCATCTAGCAGGAAACGACAAGTACGAAGGCCAAGGCTTTAATACATTTTCTGGTAAAAAAATACTCCAAAACTGATTGACACATGGATACATTAATGCTATAATAATAGCATGAGTATTGTTTCTGACATTATAACAGCACACTTGCCTGGCTTAAAAAGTCAAAAACATATGAAGTAACATTTCCAGACGGTCATACAGAAGTTGTAAAATCATTTAGAGGATGGTGCAAGGATAATAATTATCCTTATTATAAACTGTATAATACTATTAGAAATAACAAGCCGTCAAAAGATGGATGGCAAGTGCGGATAATTGAGGATTAAATGTCAATAGTTTCGGATGTATTAATTGCATATTATACACAAGGTAGTAAAGTA